AAGGCCATGATATCGGTATGGTGAAATCGGATTACCCGATCTCCCGCCTTGTCAGTGTACTCCACAGTGTTAGAGGCAATGATCCTTGCCCCAAATCCCTCAACACCCTTCATGATCTCAACTTTAGTCTCTCTCATGATCTGTCCTCCCTTCTTAGTTCAGTTATAAGGTTAATAAGCAATTCCTGTGCTCTTATATCCAACCCCATAAATGGTAAGTGGGTAATGAAATTGTCAATCACCTTTTGGTCCTGGACTTCTACCATAACGAGAAACGCTGCTGCCCGGTCTCTCAGTACATAGATGTTACCTTCCATGTTCCTTCCTCCTCTTTACTCTTTGTTTAATTGCTTGCCATATGGCCCATAGTACGTCACCAGCGGTCATGTATCTAAGCATCTTGTACCTCTCCTTTCTTCCAACGGTAGACAAGTTCTCCTTGTGTTTTGAATATTACCTCTCCCGTATCCTCCTGTATTAATACTCTCTCATAGGTTTCATAAGGTGTAATATTCCCTTTTGGACAGGCCACTTTATCAAAGAGAAATTGAAACACAGCCTCACCCAGTAACTCTTCTACTTTCTTGGACAAGGTTACCCATGTCTCCTTCCTACCTGCTTTATCTTTCCCCACATCCTCCTCCTCTTCTCTCATTTGTACCCTACCTGCTGTGACAGTACCCCTCCTGTCGCACTTAGGGCAATAAATTGTCTCCTCCCTGGACAAATCAGGAGTAGTGTTGCTATACTCAACCTTCCACCACCAACTATGGTCACATACCCAACACCAACAGCGGCGTTTCTCTATTTTCATTTCTATACCCCCCTTTCCCCGTTTGGCCGATAGGACAGCCCAGTTGTTATTCCTTAATCGACTCATAGGTATAAAAACCCTGTTTCTACGCTATATACCGGATAGGGAGCTACATTTCCCTCAAACCAATCAGGGCCAAAGCAGTATGCCCGGATACCTTCTGGGTCGGGACTCATAAGAGACCCAGCACCTGGAGCACAGGGGCTACAGAAGCGGCATAAGGTGAAGTAGGGAGACTTGAGAATGAATATATCCCCATCCTCCTCGCAACTTGCCTGGTACTCTCCGTCATCCAGGATGAACCTGTATGGCTCCAGGTCCATAGCGTCAAGCTCAAACTCTTTTCCACACTCTGTGCACTCCACATAGTCACTCCAATCATCTTCCTTGGTTGGGAAGTATGCAGCCCCACACTCGGGGCACTCGAAGTCATTAATATCCAGTGGGGTCAGATAGTCCGCCTTACTGCTGTCGGCCCATACCTGAAGTACCTCATTCTGGCTTATAACACCATACCTTATCCCGGTAGTGGTATCCACATTGGTCGTTCCCCATCCCCAGTCTATCCCAGCGCTCATAGTTCCTCCTTATCCCGCCGCTATGCTGTTGCTTACTATGCGGTGGTATTTGATGAACTGGTTTACTGCATTATCGTACTCCTCCTTGAATGGATTGTCTCCACTCAGTATCACAAACTTTACCCCTGAGTCAATCCCGTCATGCTGTAAGGCAAGACGCCATAGACGCCTTACTTTTTCTCTCAATAATCGTTCTTGCTCTGTCATACTCATAGCCCCCTTCCGTACTGCTAAGTTTTACTACCCCAATATGTACCTGACTTGGTGTGCATAACCATGCGCAACGGCCTTGGGCGCTCTCTTGATCTTCTCGACCAAGATCAACAGGTCTGGTCTTCGGTCTCCCTCTTTAACAGCGGTCAATACCTGCCTCAGAAGCACTCTCTTACTTGACATATCCCCCACCTCCTTTGCGTTTGTCTTATGGCTAAAAGCTATTAGCTATCAGCTCTTAGCTATAGGGTAAAAAAATAGGGAGGAGAGTTTCCCCTCCTCCCGTGTGTGTGTGGGTACTTATCCAAGTATCTTGCTTAGGACCGCTTCCCCGTTGTTCTTCCCTTCAAGCCTACCTACGTACAGCATCACGCCTTTCTTCCCCTTGTGACACGGGATAATGGTCAACTTCCCCGCTTCGGCCAACTTACGGCTTTCGACCACAGGGTCGTGTCCTTCCCCGTAATACGTCCGAAATGCGCTATTCAGGCCTGATATCACGGGATGTACGCCTTTGTACTCTCCTCGCAAGGCATTGATGGCCTTCACGAAGAAGTCCTCATAGCCTAACTTGGTCGTACCGCTTGCCTTTGCTTTACTCATAATACACCTCACGTATGATATAGTCATCGAAGGGTTTCGATGCCGGTCTGGTAGGGTGCATCCATCATGCCAACCCTACACCCTACCACATCTTGTGGTCCAACCGTGCCAAACCACTACATCTGGTGGTCTGGCCTTACCCCTACCTGTAAAGACCTTTGACACATTGTAAAGCTTTTCTTTACAGGTGAGGGGCAGGGCGAGGGACACAAAGGGTGCATGGACAGAGGGCGCGGGCGGTGTCTCAAAGAGTGTAGGTGGGGGGCAGGAGGGGGCCTGCCCACCCCACGGCACCCCCGGCGACCACCGGACGAACATATCTCCCCCTGCTATTCAGCTATTTCTGAGCACTCTGCACCCTACCATGACACATAGAAGGGTTGAGGAAAGGATAGAACTTCCTCACTACTCACTATTAGCTATTAGTGAATAGCTATTAGCTATTTATGCCTTGTGAAGGGCACCTCCGGCCTCCCATACCACATTTAGTGCTTGACAAGAGGTTCTATACCTGATATTGGGGTGTCCCATGAAGCTCAAGATGCCAAAAACAGAAGGGAAGAGGGGCAGGGGGTCGCAGGGGGCACAAAAAGCACCCCATGGGTTGTCCGAGGCCGACCAAAAGTTCATTGCCCACTATCTCAAGACGGGAAATGCCACAGAGTCCTACCACAAGGCAGGTTTCAATGGCAATAACCCCGGCCCCAATGGCTACAAGATGCTCCACAAGGCCAATATACAGGACTTTCTGGCCAAGGTGGGGGATAGGGCAGTCGCCAAGGCCGCCAGTAAGCTGGAAATCACCGTAGACAAGGTGCTCCAGGATATTGAGGAGGCAAGATTGATTGCTCTGGAGGCCCTCCCCTCTCCACAGTGTGCGGCGGCCATAAAAGCCTCGGAACTCCATGGTCGCCACATCGGTATGTTCCGGGAAGACTACAATGACCGGGAACAGGCACCCATGGTGGTCATCAGAGTACAAGGAGAAGCGCAAGTTGCGGTATTAGGAAGAGAGCAGAGCACCTGGATGGCTCCTGCACTGCCCTTCACCCCCTCACATGGGACAGAATGGGTACCAGTAGAAGAAATACATACAGAAGAGCAGCATTGGGATAAACGACTACGAACACATCTACCCTCGGATGTGGATGAGGTCCTGACCAGTGACGACATCATATACGGAAGTTGATTTTGACTCTCAAATAGCCAAGTTTCACCCCCGGCAGCAAGAGGCCGTCAATATACTTGACAAGACCACAGGCCGCTATGTCCTCTATGGCGGTGCCATGGGGGGCGGCAAATCCTATCTCATACGATGGTATTGCGCCCGCTACCTTATGGGCATCTACTACTCCCACAGATTCAGATATGTGCAGGCCATGCTCGCTTGTGAGGACTATCCGGCGCTTAAGGATCGCCAGGTGGTCAAGATTGAGCGGGAGTTTCCTGCATGGCTTGGACGCTCCTATACCGATCACAAGGTGTATGGCCGGTGCTTCATTCTGAGTCCCAAGTTCGGCAGCGGTGTTATATGCCTCCGTAACTTAGATGATGCCTCGAAATATGCCTCCTCGGAGTTCGCCCTCATAGCGGTTGATGAGCTGACTAAGAACCTCATGCCCGTGTTCAATGATCTCCGCACACGTAACCGGTGGTCGGGACTCAAGGACAATGAGTGCAAGTTCCTGGCAGGCACCAACCCCGGTAGTGTTGGCCATGGCTGGGTGAAGAACCTTTGGATCACCCGCAGCTTTCCCCCTGAGTTCTACCCCCCACTATCCCCTTTAGATTATCGCCCCATGTTCAAGTTCATTAAGAGCCTGGCCGATGACAACCCCTCCCTCGATGCCTCCTACTGGTCCATGTTGAGCACCCTGCCTATGGCCTTGCGCAAAGCCTTTCGGGATGGTGATTGGAATACCTTCATTGGCCAGATGTTTCAGGAATGGGACCCGGTGCGGCATGTTATACAGCCCATACCGGTGCCCGAGAACGCCCCGATCTACGTTACGTATGACTGGGGTTTTGGGAAACCCTTCTCCATGGGCTGGTGGTGGGTGGACAATGATGGACGCATTTACAGGTTTCATGAAAAGTATGGCTACACCGGGGAGGCCGATACGGGCCTGCGCCTCAGTGATGATGAGGTAGCTGAGGTGATGAAGGCTGAGGAGAAGAGGCACAATATCAACACAGCCCAGGTGGTGCGCCGTATTGCGGGCCGGGACTGCTTTGCCAAGAGGGCCAACCCGTTTGGTGGGGGTCAAGGTCCGGCTACGGCTGAGGTCTTTAGGAGCCATGGCTTGAAACTCACTCCAGGCGATCCCTCCCGTGAACTCAAGATCAAGCAATTCCATAACCGTCTCGCCCTGCCCAAGGACGGTAGTGCCCCTATGCTCCTGGTCTATAGTAACTGTGGTCAGTTTATCCGCACTATCCCCGACCTTGTGGCCGACTCACTCAATATTGAGGACGTAGATACCAAGGGGGAGGATCACATCTATGATGAAGCCTGTCACATTATGATGGCCAGGCCGATCTCTATGCCAAGTGAGGTGGTGACTTCCTCTATCCCCCTTATCGAATGGCCCAAGAGGAGTCGGGATATGAGTGCCAGCATGGCAGCGGCCCTGGAGCTACAAGCCATACGGAAGGAGCAGGAAGACCAGTGGAGGTTGGAGCAGGAGGATATGTACAGGAGGATGGGGAATGAATGGTAAAAAAGCAAAGAAGCTAAGGAGGATGGTGACGGGCGATCCCGACATGACCGGGAGGCTCTTTGCCCGTGGAGTGAACTTCACAACGCACCTGGTGCATCCCAGTAGCTTTAGGGCACAGTACCAGGCGGCAAAAAAGGAGGCACATGGAAGATTCTCAACTTAAAAAGTATTTTGAGATGATGATAGCAATGTCCTATGACTGCTTGAATGGAGGGATAACCTTAAAAACCTATATCGCTAATACAAAGGCGGTATTGGAGATATTGGAGAAGGAGGCAGTGAGATGACGGATGTGATAGCACAAGGGTTGTGGTTTGTGGCAATGGTAGGGGCATTTACCTATTTCTACTTTGAACGCCGGGGATGGACCAAGGAGCGCTCGGACCTCCTGGACCGTATCATGGCTAAGGATTATGCTGAATACTCCCAGGTGGTAATCAATAAGAAGAAAGCAGAGGGGCCTATTGAGGTGGTCAAGGTTGAGGACCTGGAGAAGCGATTTGAGCAGAAACAGGAAAACGGCATAGCTATATAAGGAGAGGTACTGATGTCACTACTTGATCTATTCAGCAAGAAACCCAGTGATGGGGAATTGGTCCTGGCCATTGATGGCCTGTTTGATGTGGATAAGGACATATCCCGCCGTATCCTGGAGCGCATCTGGTGGAGGAATATCCTGTACTACACCGGGGAGCAGTGGATCGAGTGGCTCAGGAGCAGCCTGACCTTTCGGCGGCGCATTGTATTCGGTCCCACGGGTAGTACCCCGGTAAGTAATGAGATCAGGGATTTTGTCCGTGCTGTCAAGTCCATGCTCCTTAATCAAAAGATGGTGCCTACCGTTGTGCCCAATACCAACGAGAGGGCTGATATTGATGCCGGGGATATCGGTCGTGACCTGTTGATCTTCATGGATAGTCAAAATGACTATGCTATTGAAGAAGAGAAGGAGAAATTGGTTATCGGGGTGGCTGTGTGGGGGACGGCCTTTATGCGGACCATACCCTTCAAGGATGGTGGGGAGTGGTTTATTCACAAGAATGGTGATGTGGTGACAACCGGGGAGGTATTGTCAGAGTGTGTCCTGCCCTTCAATGTAATAGTTGATAAGGTAGGGGATAAGTTGGAGAAGAAGAGGTGGGTGGGGATACAGTCGCTCAGGAGTCGAGAGGAGGTCCAGGATACCTTCAAGGTCTTATTGCCCGCCGGGGATAGTGCCCAGGTGATGGATTACCAAAGGAAGCTGATGACCCTGGTAGGGCAGGTATCACCGTGGAAGGGATCAGGGCTGGACTATATCACCAGTGAAACAGCGGATGATGAGATGGTCACACTCAAGGAGGTGGAGTTCAGGCCGACTAAACAGTTCCCCAATGGGAGGTATATTATCACCTGTGGGGGTAAGCTCCTTCAAAAGAATGACCGTATGCCCATTTTGGCTGAGAAGGGGCAATGGAGTTATTCCCTCACCGACTTCCATTGGAATTATGTCCCTGGGAGGTTTTGGAGCGACAGTGGGGTGGATGATCTCATCAGCCCACAGAATAGCATCAATGAGATAGATCGTGATCTCAAGGACAACCGGGCCGGGTTGGGACGCACCACATTGATCTCCCCTGGGGAGATATCACTCACCAGGCTGAGTGAGAAGGGGGATAATGTACTGGTCCTCAGTTATGACGGTCTCATCAGTGGGGGTGGGAGGCCGCAGTTTCAGCAAGGGTTAGCACTCCCCAATCAGGTGTTGGAGGAGAGGGCTATCCATAAGCAAGGGATACAGGAGATGGGGGGAGACCCCAAGAATGTCTTGAAAGGGCAAGCCCCGAGTGCACATGCCAGTGGTGTGATGACCGATATACTGCGAGAGACTGCTGAGAGAGGGCATTACCCTGATATTGAGCGATACAATCGCAAGATGGGCAGGGTCTATCGCAATCGTCTCCTGGTGGCCAAGGAAGTGATGACGGAGGAACGTATGATTAAAGTCACAGGTAAGGGGGGTAAGACCAAGGTCATGTCCTTCAAGGCCAGTGATTTACGAGGTAACACGGATGTCAAGATGGAGATCGACAGTGGCCTGGCCACGACCAAGGCCGGGCAACGGAGTACCTTGATGGACCTGGTGAAGCTGGGTCTCTTTGCTGCCGACATCCAGACCGACCCCGGTATTAGGGAGGAATTGCTGCAACGCTTTGGCTTTGCCGGGTTCACCAACCAGTCCAATGTGGATATCGAGAGGGCCGACCGGGAGAATAGTGTGGTGGCTGGTGGGACCCTGGAAGGTATTTACACCACCACGTACCCCGTGACACCAGACTCACGGGTGGTTACGGATGACCAGATGTTCAAGTATGATATACACCCTATTCACTACGAGAGACATCGCCGCTTCATGCTGAGTCCCGAGTTCACAGAACTGCCAGTGAAGATACAGGCAGGGTTCATCACTCACATGGATACCCACCACCTCCAGATCATAGCGGCACAACAGCAAGAATTGCAACAGGCGATGGCGCTCAATGCCAAGCCCGGAAGTACCCCTCCGGCCCCTACCAACCCTGGGGGGAATGTCTCTACCGAGAATACCACGACAGGAGGTGGCCCTAATGGCTGACCTGAGAAGTACCATTGATATAATCAAGAAGAGGAAGAAGGATATTGAGGATGCAGTCGGAGGTAATACTACTACAACTCCGAATAATACATCTAAGGCCTCCGATCCCACGGACCTCCTGAGTGATGCAGCCATTGATGCCGAGGTCAAGAGGCGCAAGGCGGCACAGCCCAAGAAAGGATGGTTATGGTGAAGAAGAAAACACTCAGGGATGCTAAGAAGGCCGTGGGGACGTATGCCTCCGTGACACCTCCCGCCAATGCCCTGGCACGGGCAGGGGCCAAGTATAAGTTCGGCCCTGTCCAGGTGGAGGACTGGTATCCGGTGAAGAAAGGAAAAAAGTGATGCCTTACAATGTGCAAAAAGTTAAAGGTGGGTTTAAAGTAGCAAGCCCCACAAGTTTCAAGAGTCGCAAACCCCTGACCCTGCGGATGGCCAGGCAACAACAGAAAGCAATATACGCAAATACC